GTGATTGGATGTGGAACAATAGAGATTTCTATAACGGATTATCTGTATTACCATATAATGGAGGAACATACACACAAGCACCGTTTGAAGATTGTACAAAAGAACAATTTGAAACACTACTTTCAGCGCTTAAAGATGTTGATTTAACCAAAGTTGTTGAATTACAAGATAACACTGACTTACGAGGAGAAGCTGCGTGTGCGGGAGGTGCGTGTGAAATTGTATAAGTTATGAAAGTTCAGTGGGGAAATAATGTTACGTTAACATATCAAGTATTGTTGGCGTTCTATAATCTTAGAAAAAAAAATTAAAATGAATTTAGGTGCATCTAAAGATTGGGTACAACAATTATATGTTAGAGAGTTTGGACCGAAACTTCAACCAACTGACTTCTATTATAATGAACAAGGAAATATGGTTATGACTGAAGAGTATCATAAACGTAGGGGTAGTTGTTGTGGTAGTGGATGTAGACATTGCCCCTATGAACCACTTCACCAAAAAGGTAATAAAAACTTAAAAAAGTCCTTACGAAAGTAAGGATTTTTTTATTTATATAAAATATTAAGCTATTATATTTATATGATATGGCAAACGGTATAACATATGGTATTAATTTTCCATTTAGACAAAGTCAAGTTGGAAAATATCTTTCATTGTCTGAAACCACCGAAGAAGAAATCAGAACAGATTTGGTACATTTACTTTTAACAAGAAAAGGAAGTAGGTATTATTTACCAAATTTTGGAACAAGACTATATGAGTATATATTCGAACCACTTGACGGGGATACTTTTGATAGTATTAAAACAGAAATTGAAGAGTCCGTAAAACAGTTTATACCAAATCTAACAATACAAAATGTTATTGTTGAACCCTATACTGAATCTGAAATGTCGGTTGGTGATTTAAGACCTGAACAATTTGATATACCTGTTTATAGGGTGCCAGGTGCAAACACGGAGGAGTATACTGCAAAAATTCGTATTGAATACATAGATGAAAACAATCCATTTGGTAGTAGAGAGTTTATAATTATTAATTTATAATAGAATGGCAAATAGAAAAATATCATATACTGAAAGAGATTTTGAAGGGTTAAGAAACGATCTTATTGATTACACAAGACAGTATTATCCCGACTTAATTCAAAATTTTAATGACGCATCGGTTTTTTCCGTTTTAATGGATTTAAACGCAGCAATTGGAGACAATTTGAATTTTCATATAGATAGAAGTATACAAGAAACAGTACTACAATATGCTCAACAAAGATCGTCTATATTTAATATTGCAAGAACTTACGGACTTAAAGTTCCTGGTTTCAGACCTTCTGTTGCGATAGTTGACATTTCAATTACAGTACCGGCTTTTGGGGACGCTGAAGATGTTAGGTATTTAGGTATATTAAGAACAGGTACACAATTTAATGGGGGAGGAACCACTTTTGAGACAGTGTACGACATAGATTTTTCATCACAATTTAACAGAGAAGGATTTATTAATAGAACAAAAGTTCCGATTTTTAACGGTAATAATAATTCAGTAACAAGTTATATTATAACTAAAAGAGAAGTTGTGGTTAATGGTACAACCCAAGTTTTTAAAAAAGTAATTAATCCACAAGACGTAATACCTTTTTATAATTTCTTTTTACCTGATAAAAATGTTTTAGGAGTAACATCTATAATTCAAAAAGAAGGTACAACTTATCAGGCGACACCGTCATTTTCTGAATTTGCAAGTTCCACTAATAGGTGGTATGAAGTGGATGCTTTGGTTGAAGATACTGTGTTTATTGAAGATCCAACAAAACCTGTTGATGAGGCAGGGGTAAAGGTTGGTAGATATATAAAAACAGATAATAGATTCATAACTGAATACACACCTGAAGGATTTCTTAAAATCCAATTTGGTGCGGGTACTGTAACACCTGATGAACAATTAAGACAATTTACAACTACAGGAATACCTTTAAAATTACAAAACTTTCAAAATAATATAGGACTTGGGCTCACTGTAAAACCAAACACAACCCTTTTTGTTCAATATAGAACAGGAGGAGGATTATCGAGTAACATAGGTGTTGGTGCAATTAATCAAGTTGGGTTAGTTGATTTTGTGGTAAACGGCCCATCAGAAATTATTAACAACAATGTGATTCAATCGTTGAGAGTAAATAATGTCACCGCAGCAATTGGAGGTGCAAACCAACCAAGTGTTGAAGAAGTGAGAAATATGGTGACATATAATTTTTCCGCACAAAAAAGGGCGGTTACTATTAATGATTACAAATCGTTAATTGACACAATGCCAGGAAATTTTGGAGCACCTGCTAAAGTTGCCATATCTGAAGTTAACAATAAAATTTCAGTAAAAATATTATCTTATGATAGTACCGGGGTTTTAACTCAAACAGTCTCTAACAATCTAAAAACAAATTTAGCAACATACTTGTCAAAATATAGAATGATAAACGACTATATCTCGATTGAAGTTGCTAAAGTTATTGATTTAGAATTTGAATTTTTTATTGTTCTTGACAGTCCTGGTTCACAAGGAGATGTTATTACACAGGTAATTAATAGTGTAAATAATTATATGTTACCTTCAAATAGAGAGCTTGGACAAAATGTTAATGTTTCTGAAATAAGAACAATTGTTCAAAATATTTCAGGGGTAAATGCCCTTACGGATTTGAAAATTTACAATAAAGTTGGTGGGTTATATTCTTCATCAGAAACATCACAAAGATATATTAGTGTTGCAACTAAAGAAATAGAACTTATTGATAGTACAATCTTTGCTGAACCTGATCAAATTTATCAAATTCGATTCCCAAACAAAGACATAAAAGTGAGAGTTAAAAATCTTACTACAGTCGACTTTTCATAAGATTGTTTATTTTGTTTGATATGATATTACTTTTTAAAAGTAAGTCAATAACTATTTATCAACAAAGAAAAAAATGTTCAAAAGCTATAGAATCAAGGCGAAACCAGGTTCAGACAAAAATATCCAAATGAAAATCGATCAAGATTTTGATTTGATAGAAATTTTGTCTTTAAAATTAAAACAAGAAGATTTATATACTAAATTTTGTGCCGATTATGGTGTGATTGCTGGTAGGGTAATTGCAAACGGAGGGTATGGAGTACCTAATGTTAGTATTTCTGTTTTTGTGCCCCTTAGTACTGAAGACGAAGTTGATCCAATTATCTCAACTTTATATCCTTACAAATCTATTTCTGATAAAAACGAAGATGGTTACAGATATAATCTACTACCGTATGTACAAGAGTATGGTGGACATACACCTACAGGAACTTTTCCTGACAGAAATGATTTATTAACAAGAACTGAAGTATTAGAGATATATGAAAAATATTATAAATTCACAGTACGTACAAACGATAGTGGTGATTTTATGATTGTTGGTGTTCCTTTAGGGATGCAAAGTGTTGTTATGGATATGGACATATCTAACATTGGATGTTTTTCACAAAGACCTGCAGATTTAATAAGAATGGGGATAGGTGTTGAAGGACAATTTGCTGGACCTCAATTCAGGGCTAATTCTAATTTAGCGATGCTTCCACAAATTATTAATGAAGTTAAAGAAGTGGAAGTTGATCCTTTTTGGGGGGATGACGAGTATTGTACAATTGGAATAACAAGAGTCGATTTTGATTTGCGTGATTCAGGAATTGAAATTTCACCACAAGCAATTTTTATGGGTTCTATATTTAGCAATTCTGATGAAGACGAATTAAAGGTAAGTTGTAAACCAAGTTTAAATACAGGGGCTCTTTGTGATATGGTTACGCAATCAGGAAAAATTTTAGCAATAAGACAAACTATTAATAGCGATTCTATTGGATTTCCTGTTTTAGAAGAATATAAATTTGAGGATGGTGGTAACATAATTGATGATAACGGGACTTGGTTAGTTGAAGTGCCGATGAATCTTGACTATATAACAACAAACGAATTTGGAGAACAAATTTTGTCTAACGATCCAACGGTTGGAATACCAACGAAGGCAAAATATAGATTCAGGATTCAATATCAAAATGAAGACCCACAAGGTTCAACAATAATAAGAGCTGATTATTTAGTTCCAAATATAAAAGAATATGGTTGGTTATCTACAAGTTTAAATGAACCTGATGACACAGATTTACAAAGAAAGTCATATGCGTTTAGTTTAGATTGGAATGATTATGGGGATACGGGAACCACATTGGGGTTACAAATCATACAAGAAGCGGTTGATTGTGAGGATAAATTTTTTGAATTTAATTATAATCGAGTTTATACAGTATCGGGACATATAGATAGATGGAAATGGGGATATATACCATCTAGAATTTTAGGAATTAAAGAAATAACAGAAAGGGCTTGTACAGCGACAACAAATAGGTTTCCAACAAATGATGCACAATTTAGGTTTGATATCATATTTTTTGTTGTGTATTTCACATTAGGGTTATTTTATCCGTTAATATACATTTTCATTGTTGTATTACACGTACTTGCTTGGCTTTATGATATTATTGTTAGGTTATGGAATAAATTAGCCAATTTTTGGAATGATAACATTGTAAGTTTATGTTATAAAATAAATGATGTTTTTGATAGTCTTGGGTGGGGAGAGGCTTTCAATTGTGAAAAGTGGGCATTAGAATTAATGGAGCCACAAAATCCATTTGCAAGATATTCTTTACCAATGTTATCATATCCTGATTGTGATAATTGTTCTTGTGAGATAATTCAAGTAGGGGACGATTTGATTGATTTATATCAAGATGCTGGAAATTTTAGTGTTTTAATTGATAGTAATAGTGTTAGAACTTATAGTAAATATAATGAAAATTATATGGCAAACCTCATAAGGAATTACGATCCTAATAGCAATGCGACAAACCCTAATTACGATTTTACAAATGAAACTTTAAATTCGTCAATAGGACAGGGATTTGCGGGGTATTTAGGTGACAAATCAAATAATAAATTTAAACTGTATAAAACACCCGTTGTTACTTGGCCTAGTCAAATTAGTCCTTCTGCAACTTTATCGTTTACTCAAACATGGTCCCAAAGGTTAAATCAATTAAATACTAGAGATACTTATAGAACATCTTTTGGGGGTAAAATACAAACAACAATTAAAAATTTTATACCTAATACAACTACAGAAGATGTCTCAGCACCGTTTTATGATCAACCACTAATACTTGTTTGTGATCAAGGAACTTTAAGTAATTTGGGTGATCCGGGAACTTTATTATCATTTACAAATACGAATGAGATATATGACCCTAACTTAACGGGAGCGACATTAAATGAATTAGGAACAAATTCAATAACAGGGGATGCATTATACAATCCTACACAATTAGTACAAAAATATATAACATATTATAACCCACAACCAAATGGATATGCCACAACTGTGGGATTAAAATTAAAATTAACTGAACAAAAAAAGGCGTATAAGTATAAGGCTGGTGTTGAATATTTTCAGTTAGTTACTGGGGGTACAATGGCTCAATTATTCCCTTTACTTGATTTGAATGCTTATGGACCACTTCAAAATTATGTCTATGAGCACGGTATGAAATTTAGATGGGGTAAAGGTTTGGCGTCAGCATCTCAAACACCATTTGATGGTGGGTTTAATGATACAGTTCATACTGTGGCAATAGATTCAGGTGGTAATTATTATATTGGAGGTGAATTTACTTCTTATAATGGTACTCCGTGTTCTAGAATCATTAAATTAAATTCTAACGGAGATTATGACCCATCATTTAATTTTGGTGCTGGGTTTAATGATACAGTTAGAACTATTGATATACAACCTTCTGACGGAAAAATTATTGTCGGGGGAGATTTTTCGGAATATGATGGAAATCCAAGTATAGATGCGTTAGTTAGGTTAGAAACTAATGGAACAGTGGATTCAACATTTGCGGTATCAAATGCCTTTCAACCGGGTGAGGGTGTTTATAAAGTAACAATACAACCTGTTGATGGTAAAGTATTGGTTGGTGGTAGTTTTACTTCTTTTAATACGATTCCGGTTAACAGACTTCTACGTTTAACTCCTTTAGGTGCTGACGATAATTTGAATATTGGTTCAGGATTTAATAATATCGTAAGAGATGTTTCATTACAAACAAACGGAAGTATTCTTGTTGGGGGAGACTTTACAACCTTTAACAGTCAAAATAGAAGATATGCGGTAAGATTGAATTCTTCAGGAACTTTAGATGCATCATTTAGTACTACTTCACAATTAACACAAACAAACCCAATTAACGGAAATGTTTACACAATAAAACAGGCGTTAGATGGTACTGGAGACATCTATATAGGTGGAAATTTTACTTATTATAGAAATGTTTATGTTGGTAGAATTGTAAAAACACAACAAAATGGAAATATTATACAATCTTTTACAAATACATCTTTGTCGTTATCTGACGGGTTTGATGATACTGTGAGGGTTATATATAACTATTTAGACGCAAATAACGTAGAAAAACTTTTAGTTGGTGGTGATTTTACAGAGTACCGAAATAATGTAAGAAATCAAATAGTTAGATTATTAAATGATGGTTCTGTTGACACGGCATTCAATTTGAATCAGTCTTGGAGTCAAAATGCGAGTGGTGGTGTGTATGATATAAAAAGAGAAAACTTTTTACCACTATATAAGGTATTAATAGGTGGTGCGTTTAGTAATCCTAATATTGGGATTCGTCTTAAACGACTTATAGATACGGGTAATTCTGATTTTATAATAAACTCGTCATTGACTAATCCGACATCTGGACCTTATGCGAATTGGACAAATGTTAATAGAACATATAATGCAATACCAAGACAAATTGTTAGTAATTTTGATAACAAAGAAATAGCGATTTTAGTAAGGGGAGTTGATCCATACACTGAAAAACAAAGAATAGAGTATGATATATCCCCTTTATTTGGAAAACCATTAGGAGACATTAAAGTGACGGGAAATTATTATTTAAATATACCACCACAACTTAATACGTTACCTATTGCGCCAGCAACAACCGCACTTTGGCAAGTACCAGGTGTTACACCATCTACTTGGGCGTATGACGTACATACACCTGAAAGTCATTATGTAATAAATAATAGAAATATAAGGTTATTTCATCCTTCATTTTCGTCTCCTGTTTCAGGACTCAATACTTTACCTTTATTTCAATCGTTTTCAGCATTTACAAATAATTCGTTGAAATATTATTCATCTTTAGACAAATCACAATCTGGTTTTGTTTCTTATCCTGGAGATAATCGTAATGTTGCTTCATTTACAACACCTGCTGGTGTATATTCACCACGAGCATACAATTGGACACCAGGATATAATACTATATCGAGGTTATGGTATTCCACTGACCCCCCAACAAACATATCACCATCAGTTTACCCTTCTTATGTTACTGATGTTGGGAATATTGAAGGTGGTACTCTTATTGCGTCAACAACAACACCTGGACAATTATTTAACATAAACAATACAAGTAGTATTTTTGCTAGAGTATATTCACCATCATATTTGACAGACACTAATTACAGTTATGATTGTACGATTGAAGATAGTACAAGACTAGTTTTTAGATCTGATAGGTTACCAACTTCAACAACAACACAAATAAGTGGAAACTCATCATATGCGTTATTTTTAAATGATAATTTCAAGATTTATAAAGTTTTAGAAGGAGGGATTAGTACTGAGTTAACTTTTACTCCGTATGTACCTTTAGATGTTGGAGTAGGTCAAGATTTCGCTGATAGACCATCTGGAAGTACAGTTAGTGATTTAGTCATTAATAGTTTGTCTTGTGAAGGTATGACTTTATTATCTTGTTACAGTGGTAACGGAGAAACATTTGGTGTTGTGGCTCCTTGTGCTAATAACTTTGATGGAAATTTAGAAAAACAAGTAGTGGTAGGGGGATGTTATTTCTTCGTATCAAAAGAATATTTATCACAAGCAGAATTAGAAAGAGATGCAAATAGTTTAGCGGAATGGAAGGCTAGATTTATTTTTTCTTTTGCTGCTTGTAGAGAAGTATTCTCACACGTCTTCCAAAACAATTGGGTAAACGGAGGGCTATATAGTTTTGCATTTCAAAATCGAGTTATTTTTGATACAAACGGGCAACCAATTTATAAATTTTGTGGATCATCTGAAAGTGCAAATGCACCATATCAAGGACCTGTTTATTATGCTTCAGGAACATCAAATTCTTTCTTTTATCGATCAACACCATATGATCACACGCAGAATCAATTTGTAGGGCAAGTACCAAGAAAAAAGGCTTGGTTTGGTGGACAGTGGGAAAATGCGTCTGAATATCAAGGACTTAATGATAGAAATATTTTCTTTCCTACAACAATAATGGATTTAGGACCAAGAGATCAATTTACAAAAGAAATCTGTTTTAATCCACAATTAGACGGGTATTTAGTGGAAACATTAAAAACCACCACGTATAACCCAACAGACACTATTTTGTTATTTTTCTTTTTGTCTCGATTACTAAGTACAAGTACTGCTGATTTATATTTAGGAAAAGGTAATGCTTCTGTTTTTGCGCTTTTCAGTAGATCGGGACTTAGAATTGATGGGGACGTTGCTCAAATGTTTAGTATAAACTCAGAATACGGAATATTACCATTTAATGATCAATTTTATGATGATAATGATGTTTATTTGTCAACGACAAATGGAAATGCGGTTGTGGGTGTTTTATATGAAAGCGATGTTGCAAAAAGAAGGACATTAAGTCCAGGTATTCTTACTTTCGGTAATGTCCTTCAATATAATGGTTATCCAAAAACACAAAACGTACCTATGTACAAATGGGAAAGGAATGACTCAAACGGTTATTTATCAATATTGGGTGATCAAGATAATAATTGGTACACAAATATAAATGGAATATACGAAACAAAATACCAAGAGATGTCTTTTATTACTACAGAATATTTCCAAGCAAGTAATGGACCGAATACTGGGTACATTTATAACTACAATAATCTCGGAGTACCAACATTTGCACCATCACAAAACCCAAACAACTCACCTCGTTTTGTTGTTGGGGCACCGTATCATTTTTATTTTGGATTATTTAAAGGTAAAAGTGCTATGAATCGATACATTAAAAAATATGTTGTAGGACAGATATGAGAAAACAAGATGAAATAAGGATTGTACTTGGTTCTAAAAGATTTGCGGGTTCTGCAAATGTTGATGAACAAGTGTCTGTTAACTTAATAGGAGACAGAAGAAACCTTGTTCAAGGGGACAGATCTTCTTTGGTAAATGTTGAAAACATTTTTGAAGAAGAAAGACAACTTTCTAATACTTTTAGGTTGAGTGGTAAAATTGTTAATGTGTTTGATAACACAGTTTCTGGTACTTCTATTTATACACCTTTTAAAAACATTCTATATTTAATCGATCCCGTACAATCAATTAATACTAATGTTTGGAGGGGTTACCCACAATATGATGAGTTTAGTATGATTAGAGATAGAGGAATACCTAACCATTTAAATTTCATATCAAAAAGTGCGACAAGTTACAATTGGATGTTTTATGTTACTTATCCTTATAGTAGTACAACGGCACAAACTATGTCATACACACAAGGAAGCGTCAATTCAGTTACAAATGTTTTCAATGTTTCTGACGGAGTACCCTTTGTTATAAAAAAAGGCAGTTTAAATGGAAAACAATTGGTTTATTTTTATTGTGCTACAAAACACAATTTAACTGCAGGACAATCAATTGAGTTAAGCTTCCCCATTAACGGAAAAAATATTTTTTCAATATATAGTTTAGGTGATGGAACATATAGGTCGAATGAAAAAGTTTTTTCTTTATTTGATTTATCATTTCCAAATACCGACGTATATGACGGAAGGGCAGGTAACTTTAAAAGAATACGAGATATTAATAATAGCGGTGAAACAAAATCAAGATATTATGTTAGATTACATAAATTATTGACTGAAAATAATGAAACTTTTATTACAAAAATGGGTTTTGAAAATAACCCTTTCCCTAATAAAAGAAAGTTAGAATATTCGGCGTTAACACCTGACAATCAACAAAGAGTTTCAGTTAAAACAGGTAGTCAAAGTTATGGGTTCACAGTAAATCCCGACATTGATGTTACAAATTTAATAGATAATAATGGAAAACCGGTTACGGAATTATTTTTTACAATCATTAATAGGGGATTTGCCGGATGGTTTAATAAACCACCCGCAAATCAAAATAAAGCAATTGATATTGGTTGGGGATTTAATTTTCAAAAAAATAGTATCGATCCTTGGTGGAATCATAATTCGGTGTTAAACAAAGATAATATTGTTGTACAATCTTATACAAAACAAGGTTATACTTTTTATTATAATAAATTGTTAAAAAAAGGTGACACAATAAAAGGTGATTTTTGTGAATACAATGACTATGAACAAAAAGAATATGTCCTTTCACCAATTTACCACAAATACTCATTAAATACAAATGTATTTTTTGACAACTCAACAAATGAGTATCCATCGGGGTATTCATATAAACCACACCACAGTATCCCAATCAGAGTTTTCAGTGATTATGTTGAGAATGCTGATGCTAGTGTTGTAAGTAATATACCTTTTTATTCATATTTTTCTGAAAAAACAAATCAATTTATTTGGAGGGATCTTTATAGTTATGGATATGTAGATAGTAATAATTTAGGTTTAAATATACCATTTACAAATGATGCTCATTACCCTTTTAAAGAAGTGAACTTTATAAATTACCCAATAATACGAGACGTAAACGAACCTACAACGTCAGGTTATAACGAACCAACAACGGATGACTGTGAATAATTCATATAGAAAAATAATTACAACAAATGATGAATTTGTTAATATTCCATTAGAAATTACTTTTGATTTCGATGGTAGATCGGAAGCGATTGCAAATTATGAAAAAGAAGTTTTAAAACAAATTATAAATCCACCACAGGATTTTGAGATTACAAGGTTTGCCCACCAAGATTATACAATAAACTTTACTGTGGGGTTACTTCAAATACCAATTCAACTTTTAAAAACGTCAATAAATTATGAATTCTTTTTTTATGATTTTTTATCTGAGGTAACTGCTTCTACAATAAATAATTGGGCAATAGACTATCAAAATGCATCGTTTACTGATAGCGAAATTTATTATTTTGCAAATAATTTTAAAGGAAGTTTTTTTAAGTTAGATTTTTATGATACAACTGACTCAGAAACACAAAGAATATTACTTTCAGTAATAATACCAACACAACAAGGTTTAAAAGAACCTGGTTTGGTTGGACCAATCTCAAATCAAATTTCAGTTGAGGTTAAAAAACCAAAATTTGTTTTGGATTCGGTGGGTGCAGACAAAGAAGGGTTTTATGTCTATTGGTTAAAAGATAAAAATTATTTTCCGCCAAATGAATTTTATGTTGGTGCTAAATTCTTTAATGCAAAAAAAGGACAATTTATTAGGATGATAAATTCACCTCAATCAACATTTGTTGGACCGAATGTTTTCAATATAAATAAAAGACAAAATTTTTATTACAAATATATTTTAAATTATGACACATACGAATATGCTGTGTACACTGAAACTGTAAATGGTACATTAAATAGAAGAGGGACAATTGCAAACCCCATAAGATGGTATGAATATGTAAATCCGTAATGACACCAGAAAAAATAAATATAGTAATTTCACCTGAAGTATTATCTTCAGATATTGTCCAAGAAATATACGGAAGTAACGCTTTTGGTGTGTATGAAAACTTACCATATATTTTAAGTGGAGGTACTGGGGGAACATCATTGTTAACTGGTCTAACAATCCCAATACTACTTACACAAAAAATAAATGATATTGGATACTACTCTCCTTTTGAAGGGTTTTTGGATCAAATTGATACGGTGACAAATTTTATATATTCGGGTAATCCTATAAATCCATATAATGTAAAAGTTTTCAATTCATCATCATACAATTCGGCAAGTTTTCTTAATATTTCTACATATAAAATTAATTGGGGGGATGGTAATGAAACCGCAACACTAAGTACTTTAAATAATCTACAAGAACACACATATAACACAGTCAGTCAAACGTACACAATTACGTTGACACAAACTAACACTTGGGGTATAACCGAAGTTAAAAAAACAGTATCGATACCGTTTACTGGGGTAACCATAGACAACCAACTTGGAAATATAACATTTAATCAATTAGGGGGTAATTGGTCGGCAACACCATTAAGTTACAATTATATCTTTACTGGAGACTCAAATAATAATATAAACCAACAAGTTTCAAGTTACTACACAACTGTACCATTTTTAGTTTCAGGATATACTTTATCAAATTTAAATCAATTAAGAAGATACGGACCTCAACCATATACTGTTGGGTACATACAAAATTTAGGTAATGGAAGTATTGGTTATGTTAATGAAATTAATAACACTTACACCGCATATACAATAAACAATGTTTTATATTATGACTTTACTAATGGTAAAACATTATTTTTAATTGATTCTTCAGGATTTACCGCAAATGATATTGTTGTTTCGGGATTAACAAAAGATGAGTACTTATTAGATTTTGTTATGGATCCTGAAATACAAACAGACATTTTACTTGAAAGAGGGAGATATTCTGCTTTTGAATCTTTAATAAGATTGGGGGAAGTTGATAATATTGGTGATTTGGAAAGATACGGATATGGTTTTTTCCGAATTAATACAACTTAAAAAAAACCACATAAACTATTTATAAAATAAATTAATAATGGCACTTGGAGCTTATGGTATTGTTAGACCAGCAGACGTTTCACCACAGGATGTTGAAATAATTTTGCATTATACACCATCTAGAGATGTTACAACAAACTTTGTATTAAAAAAATTAAACGCAGCAAATATTTTAACACCATATTTTCATAATGCAAATACAGGAGGAAATGCGAATGTGGAAATTTTGGGGGGACTTTATAATTTAAGATTACCGGCAACTGAATTTACTAATGTCGGAATATATACATTATATATTCGTCCTGCAGAAATTAGAACATCAATAACCGATTGTGGTGTTTTATCTGCATTACCGAGTGTTAAAGGTATTGTTATTGATATTAACGATGTTCCACAACAATTTAGAAATAAATTTGTTAATCAGGGGTTAGTTGGTTTTAGAATTGAATATCTTAATTCAGATGGTACTAAAATACCAAACTTTTATAGGATTGTAACATCTGCATTTTTTTGTGAACCAGTTGTTTCAGATCAAACAAATACATCACAAAAAGCACTAAGATATAGGTATGTTGAAGGAGGAAGTGATTTGATATTTTTAACATTATCACCAAGTTCGTCACCAACAAACAAACCAAACGCAACACCGTTTATTGGACAACCTAATCAAAACATTATAATAATAAACACTTTTTTCAATCCGGTAACTCTTGAAGTACAAATCGCTAACTATGATATTGATACATTGGCAATAGCGTTGTACGGTAATCAAACTAAAAGTATTGATGATGGGATTTATACATTGTACGATACCGCTGGAAATATTTACAAACAATATAACTTATTTGAGGTTAGAGATAACTTTAATGAATTACTTTACGAAGTTAGACAAGATAGAGGTGCTAACATTGATTTTAGTAAAAACTTTACAAATATTATTA